ACCCCCACCCCCCTATTTGGCCCGGCAGCACACTACGCTATATATACATATTATTCTGCACAAATAATCCAAAACTTTTTCAAATTCCAGACACCCCACTACCCTTTCTCAGAAAACCCCCCCACCTGTTTTTTTGGTACCATGCTCACCCCATATATGGTATTCTGTAAAAATGAAACATTCACAAATATTCCCTACTGACATTTTTCAGTGGAAAGATATACTTACACCACGAGAATTTGAGTCCGTTAAAAATATTGTACAGTTTGATAAAGCTAATGTTGATATACCTTTACTTAAACGTTTTATAGTAAATACAGCAATGCCAGAATTAATGCTAGCTTTAGGTATAGACCCTAACTACACTATCGAGCTTACAGAAATGTGGGGTAATGTTTTACAAACAGGAGAAGACCATGAATATCACAGTCATCCTAACCATATGTTTAGTGGAATTTTCTATTTAACTGAAGGAAACCCTACTATATTTTGCGACCCTAGACCCGCTACTAGTGTACTACGATTAAATACACCTTATAATGCTAACAATGCTGCTAAAATTGTTTTACAAGCTATACCCAACCAGATGGTAATTTTTAATAGTTGGCTATCACATTATGTAGCAGTCAATAAAACACCCGATATAAGAAAAACTATTAGTTTTAATATAATTTTTAGAGGGGAGTATGGTCACAAGGGTAGCCTTGCAAGTGTGGTAATCTAATTATGAAGACTTACGCCCCATTATTTTTTGTACCTGCTCTTATCTTTGCGGCCTTCTATTTCACCTATACTCACGCTTGGAAACTAGATGATTTAGACCCTTATAAACGGTGCGAAGAAATATATCACTTGGCTGTAACTTTTGCAGATATCAGAAACCATGATTTAATACCCTCAGTAAAAACAAATAGAATGCTCACCCCATTTGAGCAAGACGTACTTCACGAAGTCGATAGAAGAGTGGTAGAATTAATACATCTAAAACAAAGTAAACCAGAAAAGTATGAAGGGATGCTACAAAATCCAAATGCTATTGGTTTACAAATATATGACGAATGTTTAATAGACGCAGGTATCTACGAGTGAAAAACAGATTAGAGCGGCTTTTGGAGTTTGGTTTTCTTTTCCATATTTTTCTTTGTGGAATGTCCTCTATCATTCTTTTTTTATCATTGCCTTTTTTAACATTATATTTTATACTTCGCTTAATAAGTGGACTATAACTTGGGAATAACCCATGCCGATAATATGTACTGAAGGCCAGGTAGAAATACCTTTGCCAGATAATCTGACCGATAAAGAATATGATGATGTCTTAGCGGCAGGTGAATATTTAGTAAGTGAGTTTGAGCGCGCCTGTACAGAAGCTCAAATTGAATCTCTTTCTGGAAGAGAGATTGTGGATGTTGTGGATGGCAAACAAGCCAGCCCACTAGATGACCCAGAAGAAATACGAACCTTTGTTGTAAATAAATTACTACTCGAAGCAGATGCGGGAGATAGTAAAAATCGTATGCGTGCTTTAGAATTATTAGGTAAAGTTGGAGAAGTTGGTCTGTTTGTCGAGAAAAAAGAAGTTGTTCACAAGAATTATAAAGAAGAAGAGGTAGATCGACTACTTGAGCAGAAGATAAAAGAGTTGATGCATGAGAAAACCATCGAAGCAGAAGTACTTACTTTAGAAAATGAGGCAAACGATGTTGAAGATGCCCAGTATGTTGAGGAATAATGCCGGATATTGAGGGGCTAGACCTAGATAATATAAAATCTCTACCACTAAAAGAGAAAATAGCGCTTCTTGACCTCTTTAATAACCGCAGTAAAGTCAAATCAAAGACAGATTTCTTATCTTTTGTAAAACAAATGTGGCCAGAATTCATATCCGGGCGGCATCATGCCAAAATAGCTAAAGCATTCGAGCGAGTAGCAGAAGGAAAGACAAAAAGACTCATAATTAACATGCCACCACGGCATACGAAGTCGGAATTTGCGTCATATTTACTTCCGGCATGGTTTTTAGGGCGATTTCCACGTAAAAAAGTGATTCAAACCTCGCACACTGCTGAATTAGCGGTAGGTTTCGGTAGAAAAGTAAGAAATTTGGTCGGCAGCGAGGCGTTTGCGGACGTATTTGATGAAGTACAATTGCAGGCAGACTCGAAAGCAGCAGGTAGATGGAGTACCAACCATGGTGGAGAGTACTTTGCGATTGGTGTAGGCGGTGCTGTAACTGGTAAAGGTGCTGATTTATTAATTATTGACGACCCACACTCGGAACAAGAGGCAGTGATTGCTGAGACAAGTCCTGAAGTTTATGATAAGGTATATGACTGGTATACGTCTGGCCCACGGCAGAGACTTCAGCCAGGGGGTTCTATTGTCATCGTAATGACAAGATGGGCAAAACGAGATTTGACTGGACAAGTTATTAAGGCCAGCGCGCAACGCGGTGGAGATGAGTGGGAGGTGATAGAGTTTCCAGCACTTTTTGCCTCTGGTAACCCACTGTGGCCTGAGTTTTGGAGTAAAGAAGAATTAACCGCGCTAAAGACGCAACTACCACTACCCAAATGGCAAGCTCAATATCAACAAGCACCAACTTCTGAAGAGGGAGCGTTAATTAAACGTGATTGGTGGAATATGTGGGAAGGAGATAATCCTCCACCTTGTGAATTTATTATTCAGTCTTGGGATACTGCGTTTTTAAAATCAAATCGAGCAGACTATTCTGCTTGTACTACATGGGGAGTTTTTTACCACACAGATGAAGATACAGGGAAACAAACATCCAATATAATTTTACTTGATGCGTATAGAAAGAGAATGGAGTTTCCAGAATTAAAAGAAGTAACTTTTGAGATGTATCAAGAATGGAAACCTGATGCACTTATTGTGGAGGCAAAAGCTGCTGGTGCGCCGCTTGTATTTGAGTTAAGATCGATGGGAGTGCCTGTATCTGAGTTTACACCGACGCGAGGAAATGATAAGATTGCGAGAGTAAATGCAGTAACAGATATTTTTGCATCAGGCATTGTTTGGGCGCCACCAAGTAGATGGGCAGAAGAAGTGATTGAAGAGATTGCGGCTTTTCCTGCAGGTGACCATGATGACTATGTAGATTCATCCACACAAGCACTACTTCGTTTTAGACAAGGTGGGTTTGTGAGATTACAATCAGATGAGGAAGATGAGGAGATTCCTTGGTACAGAAAACGCAAAGCGGCATATTATTAGGGGGAAGAAATGAGTGATTTAAACGAGTTTTTTGAGTACAATAAAAAAGTAGCAAAAAGAATGATTGATGTGATGGAGTTAGATTTTCAACTGCATCAATCGTTAATTAAAAAGTTAGCGCAAAGAGATGAAGTGATACAGAGGCTGACAAAGAAAATTGAAGCATTAGAAGGTGTTGAAGAAAAAAAGGCTAAACTATCTGCACCTCTTACCTTAGACGAAGGATAAATTATGGCTATTGAAAAGGCAATCGGCATTCAGATTACTAAAGCAACTCCTGTTGAAGAAGTCGAAGTAGAAGAAGAGCAGGAAAACAAAGGTATTGAAATTGAAATGAATGATGATGGTAGCGTTGAAGTTACCGTTGATAAGGTTGTCGACCCATCTTTTGAAGGAGAGCATGGGAAAAATTTAGCTGATGATATGGACGTAGATCAACTTAATCAAGTTGCTGATGATTTAGTTGGGATGTTTGAGGCAGATGATGAATCATTAAGTGAGTGGAAACAAACTTATCAAGATGGCCTAGAGTTATTAGGTTTAAATATAGAAGAAAGAACTGAGCCTTGGGACGGTGCATGTGGTGTATTTCATCCATTATTGTCCGAAGCAGTTGTGCGTTTTCAATCTGAAGCTATTACAGAAACATTTCCTGCTGCTGGCCCAGTTAAAACGACTATTATTGGTAAGTCTACAAAAGATAAAGAAAAAGCATCAACGAGAGTGAGAGATGATATGAATTATCGTCTTACAGAACAGATGACAGAATATAGACCAGAGCATGAGAGAATGCTTTGGAACTTAGCGATTGCAGGTTCTGCATTTAAGAAAGTTTATTTTGATCCAGCGATGGGTCGACAAACTGCGCAGTTTATTCCGGCAGAAGATTTAATTGTTTCTTATGGCTCTTCAGATATAACAACAGCCTCACGTGTAACTCACGTTATGAGAAAGACTGAGAATGAAGTTAGGTTCTTACAAGTTAACGGATTTTATTCATCTATTGATTTAGGTGATCCAGGATTTTCTCGTACATCTATACAGAAGAAGAAAGACGAAGTTGAGGGTGTAGATATATCTGAGGATGATAGATACGAGTTATTAGAAATGCATGTGGAGTATGATTTAGGCGAAGATCCTAATCAGATTGCTCTACCATATGTTATTACTATTGAGCGTAGCTCTATGCAGATTCTATCTATTTACCGTAATTGGAAAGAGGACGATGAGTTAAAACGCAAACGTAATCACTTCGTACATTATACTTATATACCAGGATTTGGATTTTATGGATTTGGACTTATTCATTTACTTGGCGGGCATGCTAAGTCTAGCACTTCTTTACTTCGACAGTTAGTTGATGCAGGAACTTTAAATAATCTGCCAGGTGGTTTAAAGACTAGAGGTCTTCGCATTAAAGGTGACGATACCCCAATAATGCCAGGAGAGTTTCGGGACGTAGACGTGCCAGGTGGAAAAATCCTTGATAATATCACCTTTCTCCCGTACAAGGAGCCATCACAAACTCTTTTGGCATTGTTCCAAAATATAGTCGACCAAGGAAGAAGTATGGCGGCTATCTCTGATTTTAAATCAGTAGATATAAATAGTGAGGCACCTGTAGGAACGACTCTTGCAATACTAGAGAGAATGTTAAAAGTTATGAGTGCTGTGCAAGCTCGTATGCATAACACCATGAAGATGGAGTTTAAACTCTTAAAAAATATAATCGCAGATCACACATCAGAGGAGTATGAATATGACGCAGATGATGAAGCAATCAAACGACAAGACTATAGTGAAATTGAGGTTATTCCAGTTAGTGACCCCAATGCTTCAACTATGTCAATGCGTGTGGTTCAATATCAAGCTGCGCTACAGTTAGCACAACAAGCTCCACAATTATATGACTTACCTAAGTTACATCAGCAGATGTTACAAACATTAGGTATTAAAGACGCACAAAAACTTGTGCCTACATCAGATGATATGGAACCAAGAGACCCAATCTCTGAGAATATGGCAATAATGACAAGTAAACCTGTTAAAGCATTCCTTTATCAGGATCATAAAGCGCATATTGAGGCGCATATGACAGCTCTACAAAACCCACAAATAGCACAACTAATAGGTCAAAATCCTATGGCTAGAACCATACAAGCGGCTGCAATGGCCCATATTGGTGAACACGTGGCTATGCAGTATAGAGTTGAGATAGAAAAACAAATGGGAGCAGACTTACCTGCACCAGATGCGAAGATGCCAGAAGATATGGAAGTACAATTATCTCAGTTAATGGCAAAAGCCTCTGCTCAGGTCCAGCAACAATCTGCTGGTGAAGTTGCTCAGCAACAAGCACAAGATCCACTTATTCAAATGCAACAACAAGAGCTTGCAATTAAGCAGGCTGAGCTACAGCTAAAACAAATGAAACTACAGCAAGACGTTATGATCAAACAAGCTGAGATGCAACAAAAAGCACAAAAAGACTTCGTTGATTCTGCATTAAGAAACGAAGAAATAGAGGCTAAGAAGAGTATTGAAGGTGCTAAAATTGGCGCTCAACTAGCCACTTCTGATAAGGAGCTTACTGCCAAACAAAAGGTCGAGGGTGTTAAGATAGGTATGGAGTTAGCTAAAGACGCA